TAGTCGTGCCTTCCAGCGTTTCAGCTGCCGTTCCCAGCGTGACGCTGGTGTACTTGCGGGTCAGACAATCGTAGGTGTACTGCGTCATGCGCATGGTTACTTCGAATCCCAGACGCCTTGCAACCACCCGGACGGCATCACCGAGGAAGATGTCGGACAATGCAGCGAACTGCCTGTACTCCTCGGTATCCTTGCAGTTCACGAAGTCAACTTTCAGCGTGACCGTAGGCATATCGCACCCGGCATCGTATTCGGCCTGCGCAGCATTGCGCATGTCCTGATAACAGGACGTCAGGCTTTTGTAGTTATCGCCCTCGGCCACTTCCTTGGCTTCGGATACCGGAAGGTGAATCCACTTCGGATGCGGGAAAGCATCGATATTGGGGCTGTCGATGTACAGTTCCGGGAGATACAGCACATTGCCGTCTGCATCCTCGCCCGTGGGCATGATGCGCGTGACGGCATCGGTCATGTCCACATCAATGGAGATGCCGGTGAGATTCTTCTTCTCGCGGATCTGCACCTCGCTGTCCGTACCCACACGGCTGACGAGGAATACATCAAACCAGTCACGGACGAGTTCGGCTCCGTACTTGGAGGTCAGGCCGTTCTCGCCCAGCAGAGCCTCCACCGGGTTGATGTTCTCAAAGGAAACATCCGAAGCAGTGGATTCAAGATCGGAATAGAAGGTGAAGTCATGTTCAGACAGGCATCCATCCGAAATGCTCTGTACAACCGACGCGCCGACCGCATCTGATGCAGGCTTCACGCTTTTCAGCATGTTGTCCAGCAGATCGTAGAAGATATGGCGGGCGTACACTGTGACCTTATCCAGTTCAGGTACCACACGATAGATTCGGAAGGGCTGATCGCGCAGTTGGCGTGCTTCCACTACATCATTTCGGAAGCCGACATTCGTGGTTGTGCTCTGCTGTTCGGTACGCACATAGGTCAGGTATTCCGAGGACATGTAACCATGCTTGCCGTCCGGGCAGGTTACTTCGTACCAGGAGGACGAAGTCTTCTCAATAACGATGACCTCGGTACCCTTCTTGTACTTGCCAAGGATCTTGTACTTCGTGCCAGTACCGGAGCGCAGGCGCAGCGGATCTCGGCTGGTGCTGACCTTGTAGATTTCCACGTCATAGGTCGTGGTCTGGTACTGCTGCGTGACCAGATTGATCTGCGGAGTCATTGCCGCAGGAACAGGCACACGCAGGATGCCGCCGTCCGTGAGCTTGCGCCACTTATCACGATCGTCAATAGGATGAACCAGCGTCAGTTCCCATTCACCGTTCAGCGTTTCGGTGACGGTGCAGGATGTCGGACTGATCGCTCCCAGACCGTTGTTGGAGAAGTCTGTGCAGTCAGCCGGATAAACACAGATCACGGGAGTTCACCTCCTTAGAAAAAATGAAAGAAAACAGAAAACATGCACACCATATTTCGGATCGCTTGATGATTAACCTGTCCCGCCTTGACATTCATCCGATTTCGGAATATAATTCTTTCGTCCGATTTCGGATGAATGGAGGATGCTTATGAAAACAATCAATGCATGGCTTTCGGAATACAATGCGCTGTTTAAGACGAATGAGAAGATGTATCGGGAAGCGGTGAAAACCTTTGGCATCAGCGAAAGTGCCTTCTGGATTCTGTATGCACTTCGAAATGCATCTGAATGCATGACCCAGCGCGAGATCGTTCATCAGAACTTTCTGCCTCCTCAAACCATCAATTCTGCATTGAAAAAGTTGGAAACAGAAGGCATTATTGAGATGCACACCGGTGCTGACCGCCGGACGAAGCAGGTTTGCCTGACGCCAGAGGGCGAAGCATTGACGGCACGTTCTGCAGACCGACTGATCGATATAGAGATTCAGGCTTCCGAGCAGCTGACTCAGAAAGAGCAGGATGAGTTCCTTCGCATCTTCCGCAAATACATTTCTGCGGTTCAAGGGCTGCTTTCTGCCGATATCCAGGCGGAGGCAGAATAAGCAATGGACAGTATGCAACTGTATTCAAAAACTTCTCCTGTTCGCTTGTTTTTCACTGCGGCGATTCCTGGGATCATTAGCATGTTCGTGGCATCTCTCTGGGGATTCTTTGAAGGCGTCGTCATAGCACAGCACTCTGGAGAGATTGCTTTTGCGGCAGTGAATCTGGGCGTACCCATTATATTCATCAACTTCGCGCTGGCCGACCTGATCGGTGTTGGCTCTTCGGTACCGATTTCCATTGCTCTCGGTCAAGGAAACGAGGACAAAGCCAACAACGATTTCACCTGTGCCTGTATCGCTATTGTCATCACCGGTGCAGCGATGGGCGTGCTGCTGTTTTTTGCATCACCGCTGATCATCAGTCTGATGGGCGCGGAGGGAGAACTGGCAGCACAGGCGCTGCGTTATATTCGCACATACGCTGTGTTTTCGCCATTCACGACCATTGTTTTTGCAATGGACAACTATCTGCGGATCAGTGGAAAGATCAAGACCAGCATGATGCTCAATATCATCATGTCCGTGCTGATTGCCGCGCTGCTGATTCTGTTTGTCGCCGTGCTGAACATGGGGGTAATCGGTGCAGCAGCAGGCGTGTCTTTGGGCATGATGGCCTGTGGTATTGCAGCAATCATCCCATTTGTAAAAGGCAGTCTGCAGCTGAAATTCCAGCGTCCGCGCTTTACAGCACGCATGATTCGAAGCTTCGTTGCCAGCGGAAGTCCGGTTTTCCTAAGCAACGTCGCTGCGCGTATGACTTCCATCCTCATGAATATTGTTTTGCTTCGGATGGGCGGCGCACTGGCTGTCAGCGTGTATGGTGTGCTTATGTATATCGGAGAACTGATTCAGCCGATCCTGTACGGGGCTTGTGATTCCCTCCAGCCAGCCATCGGTTATAACCACGGTGCAAACAAGCCCAAACGGGTTCGAAAAATAGAAAGCTGCTGTATCAGCGCATGTGCGGTCATATCCATTTTGAGTACTGTTCTGATCTTCAGCATTCCGGAGCGCATAGCCTTGATTTTCGTTGAGACATCGGATACAGAAATGCTTTCTATGACAGTACACGCCCTGCGGTTGTACGGGTTTACTTTCCTTACAAGATGGTTCGGTTTTGCTATCCAGAGTTATCTGGTAGCCATCAACAAGCCTGCACCTGCAGCATTGCTGTCCACTGCAAACGCATTTCTGTTGCCAGTGCTGCTGTTGATTATACTACAGCCACTTGGCTTGAACGGCATTTGGCTGAACGCCCCCGTAACGGCGCTGATTGTTTCGGTGGCCGCCATTTTCATCGCGGCAAAGTGTCGCTGATCAAGGATGCCAACTATTACAGATAGCGCCAGTTTGGCTGAACCTTAAGATAAGTCACATTACCCGTCCACGAGATCGTGCTGTTCCCGGGCGGCAGCGTCGGAAAGTCGCCGCTCATGCAGTTGTTCATGGAGGTGATGCCCGAATATGCCTCCTGCAGAACGGAATCAATCGTGATCTCGCCGTTCACATCTGAAAGCTCCACAATGGTCATGTCAACCATCAGCGTAATCTCGCCGTTACCGGTCACCGTGATGATCGGTTCAGACGGTACATTGCCGGGGTTCTGTATGGTGACGTATCCGCTGGTACTGTCGCTGGCGGGCTGGATGTTCTTTACAGGCACATCAGCTTCATACCAGAACGGCTTGCATCGGAAGTTGACAGCGAAGGTTCTATGCGGATTGCCGCGAAGGATCTTTTCAAAGGGAATCTGATTGATCACCCGAGCATAATAAAAGCCACCATCGCGGTTGGCGAAGGTGACTGTGCCGGAGCCACGCAGCCACCCGGCGATCTCAGGAATCCTGTCAGGATCAGAGATTACGCAGGTGGCTGTCAGCACCATATCCTCATATACATAATCCCCTTCAAGAGTGGTCAGCGAACCGCTCCGTCCGGGGATATTGGTGAACGTGACTCGTTCCTCCGGAATGGTGGGCGGAGGCTGTTCGGTCACATAGATTCCATAGTCGGTGCATTTCACACCGTTCCATTCAAACCAGTCGTTCATGCCATTCTCAGCCCCTTTCCGCGCTGCTGTCGCCTGGTCAGCGTTGCGATCTCCACAGCCAGAGAGCGGATGTCCTGCTCGTCGCGGATCACCATCTGTGCTACCTGAATGGTGGAGTTCACGCTGTTGTTGTAGGTGCGCCGGTTGTCGCTGGCGGTGTAGCCAATGGCGCTGTTCTTTGCTTCGCCCGTCAGATACCGGGAAGCGTTGCGGATGACACGCGCCTGTTCCTTGCTTTCCTTCAGTACGCCCTGTCCGAAGCCTCGCATGGTCATGACACCGACTTCATCCTCGAAAACACGAGAGGGCGATTTGATTTTGAGCTCGGATTTCGCTGCGCTGACAGCGGCCCGGGCAGCAGAGCGCATGGCAGAGATCACACCGGAGCGGCCTGCATTGATGCCTGCCTTCAGACCTGCCATCGCGTTCACGCCCGCAGAACGGAGCGTGGTACTGGTCAGGCTGGCATTGACGGCGCTCTTCACGTTGGAGCCAACCGTACTGCCTGTTGCAGACATGCTGTAGCCTGTCATGGCATCAGCAATGCCCTGCATGCCGGCAGTACCATAGGAAGCCAGCATTGCTGCGGGGAATGCAGTAGAGATTGCCGACTCAATGGCAGTTGCGACCGTTGTTGCATCCGTAGAGAAGTCATGCGCGCTCATGCCGGCTCCGACACCAGCCGCCACGTTGTCGCCTACGGGTTTCACACGTTCAGACGGCGAGTTGATGTCAAAGGCCATGTTCAGCGCAGACTCCAGATTGGCGGCAACGGTCTCAGCATCCGTATCCCATCCAGCTTCTGTCATGCCCTGGGCAACACCCTCAAGGATATGGGCGCCGGTTTCAGTCGTGTCCAGTCCGTTGAGGAACGTGACAATAGCCTGCAGATTGGCAATGTCCTCTTCAGAGACCTGCTTGCCCTGCATGATCGCAGCGACCATTTCGCCGACATAGGCGGAAAGCTCTGCAACAGTCTGCGAGTTGAAGTCATATCGCATGCTCTGATCGAGTACGCCATGATTGGTACTTTCACCGCGCAGAGCCGCCCAGAACTTCTGCCAGCCGTTGTAGTCCAGCGTTTTGGTGTAGGAGTTGATTCGGCTGACCGCAGAACCGATCATGTCCATCGTAGTCGCAGGCATAATGCCAGCCCACATACCGGCGGTGGTTACACCCAGCTTATCCACTTCATCCACAAGCGGAGATATTGCATCAATAGCTTCCTGCGTACCCGTGACCTGCGGAGAGATCAGGATATGCATGGTGCCATCCTCATCCATCGTTGCGATGGTATCTGCGGTAATCGCGCCCTCTGGCACAGCGGTCACTGGAATTTCAATGCCGTCCTGCCAGTATTTGATCTTGCCGTTGGCAGAGAGAGCGGTCAGTTCGGCATCATCCACTTCGCCCAGACGGACAGGCACATCCACACTCAGCCCGCTGTTTTCCTGAAAGTCCTTATAGGTCAGGAACTCATAGCCGGTGATCTGCACCTTGGTAGTCAGAATCGGCGGATTCAGACCTTCAGCCTGCACATATTCGGTGATCTGTGCAACAACCTCAGCTTTCAGTGCGGTCTTGTCGCAGTTGGCGGCTTCAGCGTAGGCAGTAACCATTGCATCCACTTGGGCATCGGTGACCTTGCTCAGGTCCACATTCTCGTCCAGCAGATACTGGGTAACGATTGCGGCAACATCAGAAGGCTTCAGCGTGGTGGTCAGGGCACCGCCTTCGATTTCCTGATAAGCCATGACGAAGGCTGTCACACCCTCGGGAGCAAGCCCGGAGATGTCCACGCCCTGTTCCTCAGCGTAATTGGTAACATAGGCCACCACATCGCTGGGCTTGAGGAGAGACACATCGGCGCCTTCCGCAAGTTCCTGATAACCCGCAACGAAACAGGCAGCAATTTCGGGTGTCAGTCCGGAGACATCCGCACCTGTGGTGACCTCAGCGTACTTCTCTACATAGGCGATCACGCCCTGCGGAGTCAGCTGGGCAACATCAGCGCCTTCGGGAATCTCCGTGTAGCCGGAAACAAAGGCTTCAACCGTGGGCTGGATCTTCTGGGTTTCCTCGTTTTCCTGATAGGATGCAATGACGGCATCGGTGGTGATCACACCGGGGTTGGCAGCGAACTCATCCCATCGTGCCTGCGCACCCGTCATATCGAGGTCGGTTGCAATCTTCAAAGCCTCTTCGGGAATAGCCTCGGAGAACATGCTGGCAAGACCCGGGAGTTCAAGCTGGTGGGTATCCAGATAATCCTGAACGGAAGCCAGCTGCTCCATAGCCCCGGACACATCGATCTCAGGAAACATGGCTTCAATTTCAGTTTCCGTCAGACCGCTGTCCAGAAGGGACTGGATCTGTGTGAGCAGTCCGATGTACTCAATCAGCGCACCCTCGTCCATATTTGCCGTGATCTCGTTGAGATCAGCCAGCAGACCGGGCTTGTCGGTTTCGGAAGCCATGCTGTATTCGCGCAGCTTCTGGTTCAGGGTGTCAATGTCTGCTGCCGCCTGCTGGATATCGTCCTGCTGCCAGACAGGCATCACAATGGAAGCCATCGTCTGCGCATACTCCAGAGCCGCAGCGCGGCGGTTTTCGTTGTACTTGAGGTTCAGTTCATCCAGAGCAGCCTGACGTTCGGAAGCATCCTCGATCATCATGATCAGAGCGTACTCCTTGTCATACTGCGCATCGATCTGGGCATTGATGGCTGCCATGCCTTCAGCGGCGGCAACCATAGCATTCTCATACACAGAAACATCGGCGTCACTCTGACCGCGGGCATGCGCGCGGGCAACCTCGGCTTCCACCTTCTGAGCGATGGTATCAAAGCCATCCGTCTCAGCCGGGGTCAGGTGGTACTTGACCACAATAGCCTCACGGGTATCGATCAGTTCCTGCAGACGGATCTGGTCACCCTCAGAGAAGTAGCCGTTCTGCCGTTTTCTCAGAAGTCGCTCGATTTCTTGATCGATGGCATCCAGCTGATCAATGTCAGACTGCAGCTGGGCAGACACACCGGTATAGCCGTTGGCATCGGCAGTTGCCTTCAGTTCTGTCAGTGCATCGCGGGTATTTGCAGTCAGCGTCTTGAAGGATTCCGTCCATTCGCTGACGATTTCATCCGTTTCCTTCTGACCGTCTGTCCAGACCGTGAGCAAGCCGGAGAGCCATTCCTCGGCAGTCTGTGCTTCGTTGTTGAAGTCGTTTTCGCTCATGCCGAAGAAGGACAAACCCTCGCTGTTTCCGTAGAAGGTTTCGGCGGCAGTATCCTTCCAGTTCTCGGCTGTTTCAGCCATGCCTTCGAGGGCTTCCCGGGCCTGCTTAGCGCCGGAGACATAGTCGGCCAGCGCAATCGTGCCGACCACGACAGCGGCGGCAACTGCAAGCCACACAGAGGGAGACTTGCCCAAAACGGACATAAAGCCCTTAAAGCCGCCTCCGGCTTTGCCGACAGCAGTGGCGAACTTGCCGATGCCCCCGGTAAATACACTGATTCCCTTGGACACCTTGCTGATGCCCAGAAGCGCGGGGCCTGTGGCAGCGGCAATTGCTGCCCACTTGATGATCTGCTGGCGCTGGGCTTCGTCCATATCGAGGAAGCTGTCCAGAAGATCGTCAGCGCCCTCGATCAATTCCTGAATCGTGGGATTGAGGTCATCGCCGATCTGCTGACCGAAAAGAACAGCCTTGTTCTTAAGGTTCGTCAGCTTGCTGGCAGTGGTCTGGTAACGCTTGCCGGCTTCCTCCACCAGTGCGGAGTTATCTTCCCAGGCAGCGTTTGCCATGATCTGCGTTTCAGCAAAAAGCTCCGTAGCGTTGGTCGCACGGAGCAGAGTGTCACGCAGGCGGATTTCGGAAATGCCGATCTCTTCAAGGGTTGCAATAGCGCTCATGCCTTGCTCATCCATCTGTGAAAGACCAACGATAAATGCCTGAAATGCGGCTGCAGGGTCAGCATCCCACAGCGCCTTGAACTGATCGGCGGTCATGCCCGATACCTTGGCGAAGTCCTCAAGAGCTTCACCGCCTGTCGCAGCGGCGACCTCCATTTTGACCAGTGCCTTGGAGAAGGCAGAGCCGCCCATTTCAGCTTCGATGCCGACAGAGGACAACGCTGTGGCAAAGCCCAGAATCTGGGATTCGGTCAGGCCTACCTGGGTACCGGCTGCGGCCAGACGCATGGCCATCAGCATGATAGAGGATTCAGTCGTGGCGAAGTTGTTGCCCAGCTGAACCAGCGTAGAGCCGAGGTTCCCGAACAGACTCTGATCCATGCCGGTGATGTTTGCAAACTTCGCCAGCGTGGTCGCCGCCTCGGAAGCAACAATGTCGGTGGAGTTGCCCAGGTCGATCATCGTTCTGGCGAACTCAGTCAGATAATCCGTACCGATACCCAGCTGACCGGCGATAGCAACGACTTCTGCGATATCGTCCGCAGAAGTGGCGATCTCGGTCGACATACCTTTGATCTCATCGGACAGGGCGGCGAACTCTTCCTCGGTAGCATTGACCGTCTTGCGGACGGAAGTGAATGCCGACTCATAAGAAATGGACGCCTTGATCGCCGCAGAACTCAGCGCCAGAATCGGCGTGGTCATTACGGTGGTCAGAGTGCGTCCAACGGCTCCGGTGACCTTCCTTACCTTATCACAGTATTTGGAGAAGGCGTCCAGACTCTGTCCGGCTTCCGTCCAAGCGGACTGTGCGGTTCGAATGTCTTTATTGGTTTGTTCGATTTCCTGCCGCACCTCGGCAAGAGCAGTCTTTGCTTTGTTGAGTGCGGTTTCAGCATCAATGACGGCATCGGATGCCTGCTGGATCTTCTCAGGATCGTGTGCATCCTGTGCTGCTTTTAGCTGTTCCTTTGCGCCGCGCAGAGCATTCTCATACTCGGTGACTGTGTTTTCCTGAAGGGTGAGCTTTTCACGGAGCATGGTCAGCTTTGCAGTAAGTCCGCCAACGCTGGTGTCCATGTCCTTGATACCGACAGCTGCCAGCTTGAACTTGCTCTCTGCAAGGCTGATCTGCTTGCCGAAGGTGGTGATAGCCGTCCTGCTTTGTTCAATGGACTTACCGGCGGCATCCCAGTTGGTCTGAGCCAGCGCCAGAGAACGGTTGCACTTGCTGATCTCGGATTCGGTGACCTTGACAGCTGCACGTGCTCCATTGAGGTTGATGTTTGCCTGAGACACAGCATCCGCCGCATTCTGCGTACTCTTTTTCAGAGCCGCATTCTGACCGGTCAGCTTTTTCACTTCCGCACACTGGGCGCGGTATTCGACCTTCAGCTGATCGAGATTTGCCTTGGAAGCAATGGT